GGGGGTGGCAAAGCCGCCGGCGCCGGTCCTGGGCATAGGCGACGACGGCGATAGCGCCGACCGGCCGGGGCCGGAGTTTCGGGGCGTCAGGAGGGCAGCGTTTTGAAGCTGGGCCCGCTGGAGATACGGATGGCGGCACGAAAGACACCGCCACGGCCTCCGATGGAGGAGATGGGGGCGACCGGGACCCAGATCTTCGGCGGCCTGCTCACGCAGCAGGACTACAACTCGGCGCTGATCGCCCCGACCCTCTACGACGAGTACGACAAGATGCGGAATGACGGCCAGGTGAAGGCCGCCCTGACCGTCATCAAGCTGCCCCTGCTCAATGCCGACTGGTCGATCGAGCCCGCGAGCGACGCCGCACCCGACCGCGAGATCGCGGAGTTCATCGAGGAAGACCTGATGAACGGCATGACCGTCTCCTGGCCGGACGTCCTGCGCCAGGCGCTGCTCATGCTCGATTACGGGTCGATGCCCTTCGAGAAGGTCTGGAGGCTGGGCGAAGATGGCCTCGTCCACCTTCGGAAGCTGGCGCCGCGGATGCCCAAGACGGTCCTGTTCTGGCTCGTCGACGAGACGGGCGGTTTGGCGGGCATCCGGCAAGCGGCACCGTCGGCGAGCCTCGGCCTCAAGATCGTCGAGATCCCGGTCGAGAAGCTGCTCGTGTTCGTGAACGACTTGGAGGGCAGCAACTTCCGGGGCGTGAGCATCCTCCGCAGCGCGTACAAGCACCACTACTACAAGGACAACCTCTACCGCGTGCAGGCGATCGCCATCGAGAAGCGGGCGATGGGCGTCGACGTGGGCACGCTGCAGGGCGAGGCGCGCACTGAGGACCACAAGGACAAGCTGGAGCGGTCGCTCATGGGGCTCCACGCCCATGAGAAGGGCTTCATGGTGGAGGTGGAGGAGCAGTACAAATACCGCCTGGAGACGGGCACGGGCGGCCGGCTGCTGGACCCGCAGGAGGCAATCGAGCATCACGATCTGCGTATCGTCCGTAGCATGATCGCCGAGTTCGTGGCGATGGGGGCCGGTTCTACGGGCTCGCTGGCCATGCACCGCGACAAAACGAGCTACCTGCTGCTTGCCCTGGGAGGCATCGCCAACTACATCTGCGAAACGGTGAGCAAACACCTGATCCGGCAGTGGGTTGATTACAACTGGCCGGGCGTCACGGCCTATCCACGGCTCCGTTATGCGCGTCTGGAGCAGCGGGACGTGGCCGTTTTCGCCGATGCGGTGGAGAAACTGACGAAATCGGGGGCGCTGACGGCCGATCCGACGCTCGAAGAGGAGGCGCGGAGCCTGCTGTCCCTGCCCCGGCTGGAGGCCAGCGACACGATCCAGCAGCCAGATGAGGAGCCCGCGCCGGTGGTCGCCGCGCGCGAGAAACAAGCCGCGAAGCTCGTCGAGATCGCCCAGAACCTGTTCACGAAGCGCCAAGCGGCGGAAATTGGCGCCGTTTCGGTGCCCTACAAGGCCGATCTGGCGGCCGCGCTGGGCGGCGGCGACGACGCGGAGGTGGAGTCGCAGAGGCAGGCGGCGGTGATGAAGGCGGCATTCATCGAGGAGATGGTGCGGCAGGTCAAGGCGGAGGAGTTCGACCCAGCGCGCCTGAAAAAGGCGCTATTGGAGGCGTAGAGGGGAGACGAAATGAGGAGCTGGTACGAAATCAAGGCGAAGAAGGACAGCGCCGACATCTACATCTACGACGAGATCGGCTATTTCGGCATCTCGGCGAGCGCCTTCATTCGCGAACTGCAGGGCCTCGGGGAGCTGCCCCTCAATGTTTATATCAACTCGCCGGGAGGTGAAGTCTTCGATGGAATCGCCATCTACGAAGCCCTTGGGCGCCACGAAGGGCTGGTTAACGTCGTTGTCGATGCGCTCGCTGCCTCGATTGCGTCGGTTATCGCTCAGGCAGGTGATCAGCGCACGATGGCCAAAGCAGCCACGATGATGATCCACGAGCCGTGGGGCCTCGCTATCGGCGACAGCGAGGAGATGGCCAAGATGGGGGGAATGCTGGACCTGATCGGTGATCAGGTCGCTGGCATTTATGCCCGCCACGCGGGCGGAACGGTCGAAGAATGGCGCACCCGCATGGCCGAGGAGACCTGGTACAAGGCTGATGAGGCGGTAGCGGCCGGGCTCGCCGACATGGTGGCAGGCCCATCTCAGAATGCCTATGCGGGGCGCGTGTTCAACCTCGCGAAGTTCAACAAGGTACCCGAATGGGTGTCTCAGGAGACCATCGATCCAACAGGAAAACCCGGTGAGAAGCCGGAGAAGGAGGAGGACGATATGGACGAAAAGCTAATCCGGCAGGCGCTCGGCATCGATGACGAGGGCGATATCCTGGCGGCAGTGAGCGGGCTGCACACGGAGATCGCCACGCTCAAGGCTAGCCTGAAGGACCAGGACCCGCCGGGCAAGGATGAGAACCGCACCCTGAAGAGGGAACTGGCGGAGTCCCAGATGAAGTTCGTCCAGCTCGAAACGGAGAAGGACAAGAAGATCATCGAGCTCCAGGACGGGCTGCGCGTCGCCCAGGCACAGCACCGCGTGGACGCGGCGATCCAGGCCGGGCGGGTGACGCCGGCGCAGCGCGAGATGGTGCTCAAGATCGCCCTGCGGGAGTCCGAGGACGACTTCAGCACCTTCGTGAAGGGCCTGCCGAGCGTGGACTTCACGGAGCATGGTGGCGCCGGAGGTGGCGACTACGCCGACTACGAGCCGACGCCTCAGGAGATCGCCATCGCGAAGCAGATGGGCAACTGGGACGAGGCCAAGCCCGCCGAGTCGCGGCTGGCCCTGATGCGGGCGAAGGCGGCCGCGAAGGGCGTGACGATCCCCGCCGCCAAGGAGGCATAACCCATGTGCGAGCGCTGCAACGCGAACGACGGGCGCCGAACCAAGACCTACAAGATCGAGAAGGGCGAGGCCGTCGTGAGCCGAGTGCTCTGCGACGACTGCGCCCGACTGACGAACGAAACCTACCCGGTGAGGGGCGTCCCAGCGGCGCCGAAGCCGGAACAGGCAGCCGCCGAGGAGCCGCCGCAGGCTGAAGCCGACGCGGTGCCGCCCGAAGCCCCAGCGGCAGAGGGCGAAGAGGCGAGCGATGGCGAACCCACAGCGCAGGAGCCAGAGGCGGAGACGACACCGAGGAGTCCGCGCGGGCGGACAAGAGGGTAACCAATCCCCCATCTCACAAAGGAGTAAGCAATGACAGTCCTAGCAGCGGCGGCGAACCGTCAGTCGAAGGGCACGCCGAAGACGCGGCGCTTCCTTATGGCGGCGTCGCAGACGATCTACAAGGGCGCCATCGTCCACATGAACTCATCTGGCCTGGCGATCCCCGCTTCGGACACCGCGGCCCAGGTGGTGGTCGGCATCGCCGCCGAGACGATGATCAGCGCGGCGACCGGGAACTTCTGGATTCAGGTGGAGTACGACCGCGAATACCTGTTCGCGGCGACCTCCATCACCCAGGCGATGGTCGGCGTGAACATGGTGACCGTGGACGACAACACCGTGGACGACATCGCCGGCGCGACCAACGACATCGTGGTCGGCAAGCTCACCGAGTTCGTCAGCACCACCTCCGGGTGGGTGCACGTTCCCGGCCTGACGGCGACGCCGTAACCCAACACCGAACAACGACGACTAGGAGACCGGTCGCTAGGCGACCGATGACCGAGGGGGCCGCCCCCCAGGCCTGGGCAAGGCATGGTCACCTCCGTGCAGCAGCACAAGGAGGTAATCAAGAATGGCAGTCGTGACCTCGGACTTCCTGGCGGGAGTCCTCACGAACTTCCGGGCGACATTCCAGAGCGCCTTCGACGCCGCGCGCAACATTGCGACGTGGCGCGAAGCGGTGATCGAACTCCAGTCGCAGGGGCTGGTGGAGACGCACAACTGGCTAGGGACCCCGCCCGTCATGGTCGACGTGTCGCACGGCGACCTCCAGATCGAGGGGCTCTTCAACTTCAACTACAGCATCACGAACCTGACGTGGAAGGCGGCGATTGAGGTCCAGAGGGCCGTATTCGAGGATGACCGGCTCGGCCTGATCGCACCTCGTCTGGCCCAGCTCGGCGAAGAGGCCGCCCGGCACCCCGGCCAACTGGTGCTCCAGTTGCCGGTCGATAACGGCAATGCCTTCGACGGCGCGGCATTCTTCGCCGACACCCGTGTGATCGGGCGCTCGGCGAACATCGACAACAACCTGGCCCAGACCGGCGCCACCATCGCGAACATCCAGACGGATGTCGCGCTCGTCAGGCGCGCCCTGCGGCTGTTCCAGGACGACCAGGGCCGCCCGATGAACAACGTGCTCAACTTCATCATGTGCGAGCCGGGCATCGAGCAGGCGATGTACCAGGCGCTCAGCGTGCAGTTCCCGGCCGCCGCTCCGACCGTCGCGGGCATCATCCCCGCTGACGCCGCGGTGCGGACGATCAACGGCTACACGCTGATGGCGAACCCGTACATCACGAACGCCAACGAGTGGTACGGCTTCGCCGTCACGCCGACGATGAAGCCGTTCATCTACCAGACCCGCATCGCACCCTCCCTCGAGGGCGTGACCGATCCCAACACCGAGTCGGGGACGATCCGCGACCGGTTCATCTACACCGCCCGTGCCCGCTACAACGTGGGCTACGGCGACCCGCGGTACGCAGTCCGCGTGACGTAATCGGCAAGCTAGGGGCGGGGGTTTCGGCCCCCGCCCCGCCAGATTCCGAGGTACAGCATGGCCGATCGAGATGACGTAATACCGGGCGCGCTTGGCATCAAGCAACGCTGGGTTGACCTCGGCGCAGGCAACTACGCACTGGCGGTGGCACCGCTGGCGCCCGCGCCCGACACGCTGGTCAACGACGCCACGGCCGACGACTCCGACAAGACGTTCACCGTCCCGGCGTCGACGATCTGGGAGCCGCTGTTCGTGGTCGTGACGCTTGTGACGACGGCGACAGTCGGCAACCGCAAGATGCGGCTGGAGATCGGCGACGGCGCGGCCCTGTGGTGGTTCAAGGAGTGGACGCCGCTGCAGGCGGCCTCGCTGACGCGCAACTACTTCGCGGCGCTGGGCCTTCCCGACGACGCCGCGTTCGACGCCAACGGGCGGGCGCGGATGGAGCTGGAGCCCAGGTTCGCGCTCCCTGCGGCGTGGACAGTCCGCCTGTTCGACGTGAACGCGATCGCGCCGGCGGCTGACGACATGACGGTGAAGGTACTCGGCGACAGCAGGAGCGGCTAGGATGGCCTACGCAGCACTGAGCGACGTCCAGGGGCTGATCGCCAAGTTCACGATCAATGCCAGCTCCAAACCCACGGATACGCAGGCGACGACGATCATCACCCAGGTGAGCGCGGAGATCGACTCTGTCCTCGCCGGCGGCGGCCACGCCGTGCCAGTGACGGCGCCGGCGTGGTTCCTGGACGCCCTGAAGCTGCTCAACGCCTACGGCGCAGCAGCGGCGATCCTGCGGTCCATGATCCCGGACCGGGCCGGGGCAGGCGAAGCCTCCGCTGCGCTGGAGATTTTCTACGCCTCGCAGTACAACCGCGGCCTGCGGCGGCTGGCGTCCGGCGAGTCGATCCCGCCCGGCCTGGCCGCTGGCTCGGCGCAGGTAACGCCGTCGACCTACTTCACGCGCAACCCGGATGAGGAGGAGGACCTTGGCGGGATCGCCGAGCCCTTCTTCAAGCGGAGCACGGTGTTCTAGATGGGGTTCGGGCTCGCTGAGGACCTCGTCGACGAAGTTGTGACGTACCTGGAGGCGAACCTGGCCGCCAAACTGGCGGCACTGGACGCCGAGTACCCCGACTCGATCGCGCTGCAGATGACGGTCGCCACGCAGAAGGGCCTCAAGAGCCTGGAGGAGATACCCAATTACCCAGTGCTCTACGCGCTGTCGCCCGCTGGGATCGTGCGGCCGCGCATGATCAGCGAATCCGCGTCGGAGGTGGACGCGCGTCCTGAGCTTTCCGTCGGGGTCGTCGTCTTGGAGCAGGACAGCGAGACGCTGCAGAAGCGTCTCTATCGCTACGGCCGGGCGCTGACGGAGTTGCTGATCGATGGCTGGGGCTCGAACTCACTGAACAACTGGCAGTTCCTCACGAGCGAAGACTGGAACATCGATATGCAGTCGGGGACGTTCGCCAGGGAGTCCGTCGGCTCGTTCATCGGTGAGGTCACGCTTACGGTTCGCGGCTCACGTCTGGAGGGTCTGGCCAGCGATGGAGTCGCCTATAGCCCAGCCGTCCAGTTGGATGGTGCAATCGCCTCTGACACGACGGTCATCCAGTATGCCTCGATGGGCGACCCGATCCAGGTGTTCGATGTCATCCAGATCGACAGCGAAAAGATGGTGGTCTCGGCTGTGACGCCGGCGGCTAACCTTATGAACGTGGGCCGCGGCTACAGAACGACGCCTGCGGCCCATGCGGACCTGACGGCGATCCTGTTCGTACGCAATCTCGGCTAACGGTCAAGATTTTGAAACGGCGGGCGCGTTACGAAATGCGGGCTGCAGCTCGCCGCAAGGAGGTTTTCGATGGCCCACGACTATTACGTGAGGACGACCAGCGGGACGTACCGTGATGACCGCCACGAGTTCGGACCCAAGTGGAAGGGCGTCGCCGCCGGGGAGCTGAGTGCGGCCCACTTCAACGACCCGAAGCTGGAGATCATCACGGCCGAGGAGCACGCCAAGGCGAGCCGGAAGGCCGCCAAGGAAGAGGAATCATAGCCGGATAGCCGGCGCAGAAACACAACGCGGGAGCCGCCTTCGGGGCGGCTCCTTCCATTTGGAGGAGGTAGGGGATGGTAGCAGGTATCGCGAACGCGCAGCGCCCGTTCCGCAAGTTCCAGATCGGCGCTGAGAGCAGCTACGGGGTCGAGGTCGCCGCGACGCGCCTGCTGCGCATCCTCGGCCTGACGTGGAACGACGCCGGCGCCCAGCAGCAGTACACGCCGGACTACGACATCGGCCGCATGTCCAAGCACTCGGATGTCGGCGCCGTCATCCGAACCGGTGCCACGGGGCGGATCGAGACCGACTTCTCGTTCGAGGACGTGCTGCTGGCCCTGAAGGCGGGCTTCATGGCGGCCACTGGCTCGGAGAAGACAGTCGGCCAGGCTGACTACGAGTACCTGTTCAAGCTCGACCCGAACGCGGGCGACCCGACGCCCACGAGCTACACGGCGGAGTTCCGGGTTGGGGATGGGACCACGAACTGGGACCGGACGGCCACCGGGCTCCTGGTGCCGCAGATCGAGATCAGCGCCGGCATCGACGGCGACGTCACGAAGCTGCAGTACGAGTTCTTCACCAGGGCACCGAACAGCAACGCCCTGGCCGCGCTGACCCCGCCGGCTGCCTTCACCACGCTGCCCGTCCTGAACTGGAAGTTCTACATCAACGACACGTGGGCGGCGATGGACGTGCTCGGCGCGGCCCCGAGCTACGGCGGCGGCGCCCAGGTGAGCACGACGGTCCGCTCGTTCACCTGGCGCTACCAGGGCGGCATTAGCCCGGCGCTCTATATCGGCGCCGGCCAACTCGACCCGCAGGGCTTCAAGTTCTCGAAGCGCGGCCCCGAGC